CGCAGAATGTCGTTGAAGGTGGCCTTCGTGCGGATGACATCGACCACGTAGTACGTGCCCTGCGCATCCTTCGCGGTGACGACGATGGCCGTATAGTCGGCCTCATCGCGTTGCGAGGCGGCAAGGTCCACGCCGACGACGTACGAGCACCCATCAGGGTGCGGGCCGTAGCGCAGCCACTCGCGTTTGACGCGTGCGCCTTGCACGTCAACGAACTCCGCAAGTATCTCTTGCCGGTACGCGATCGATGACATAGTATCGGCCAGCCCTTCGACTTCGGCACGGTCCATGAACGGGTTGTCGTAGGTGGGCAGTTGCCACCGCGCCCAATCTGGCCCCGTATGATCGTAGAGGGTCTTGAAGTAGTTACCGCCGTTGGGTGTGGACATGAAGTAGGCATCGCCCTTGTAGTCGGCCAACGTCGCACGAATGGCGTAGGTCCATGACTGCTCCAGCTTCGGCGCGTGTGCCGCCTCATCGATGATGAAGCGGTGGTAGCGGTTGCCGCGAATACCGGTGTCACGATGCAGACCATACCAGTCCATGCGGGCACCGTTGCGGAATACCAATGCGCCGTCGGCGGTCTTGACATCGGACAACACAGGTCGGTAGAACTCACATGCTTCGTCCCACCGCTTGGCGTAGTCTTCGGCGGTGGGGCATGCGTAGGCCGCCGTGCCCATTGCGGCGATGGTCTCCAAAGCCAAGGCGAAGGCCATACGTGACTTGCCCCACCGACGCCCACAGCATATGACGTTGAAGCGGCGTCGCTCGGAGATGATGCGGCGTTGGCCGTCATGCAATGAGACGTTAACCTTCACCTGTCTTGGCCTCACTGAATGAGAGGTCGATGACGCCAGCATCAACGTTGTATGACGTGGCCTTGTCGCTCTGATCGAGCATCTGCTTGCCGAGCCAGATCAACATCGTCACGTTGCCGCTCATCGCAGTCTCATACTGCTTTCTCCGTATGGACATCTTGCCAGCCTGACGGCCGGCATTCACCTCGTCGAGGAACCTGCGTTCGATCGTGTCGTGCGAACATCCGAGCACAGATGCTATCTCCACGTTCGTGCATCCGATGGCTGCAAGTTTGCGTACCTGTTCGGGGTCTATGTCTTTGGTCGGTCGTGCCATGATGTTAGAGCGCACAGGTCGGAGTCGCACCGCCCTCTACGGCATGGGTAGCCGTCGCATCGCTGTCTATGCTTTGTGCGCGTTTCGGGTAAGGCTTGGATAGTGGTTGCAGTTGTTTCCGCATTGCATCATCGAGCGGCAGTAGATACTTATGCTTTGGCCTTGGCGCTGTCCATGTAGCATTGAAGCGGGCTAGATCATAGCTGCGGTGTTTCCCGAACCACGTTTTCTTGTGGACTACTTTACCGCCTGCTGTACGTATGCCCTGCGTATTGCTCTGCTCCGTTGGCCCTGTGTATATCCAGTTCATCGCTTGGTAGATGCCGCCATGATGCTGCTGCGCCCCGTCCGCGTATGAGATGATCAGTCGCAGTCTGGGGTTTAACTTACGCACCATCTTGGTTGCAATGCTTACAACCTGTGATACAGGGGCCTTGTGCTTCGTGAGCGCCACGCGCACAAGCTCACAGACCTCATACGGATGTAGTTCATACGGCCTGTGCGAATGTCTGTTCGCACCACTCCCGTATACTACTGCGCCGATGTACACATCGTCTTCCCAAACCCCGACACAGTTCAGAGACCCTGCGGGAAGGCTGCCGGTGTAGTGCCACGACTGGCATGCATACCGTGCAGCATTGCGAGATACCCATTTTAGTCTCAGGCTCAAAGCTCACCCCCGCAGTGAGGGCACTTCTTCGTGTGGTCTTTATCAAGGTCTGATTGATCTTCATGCTCTTCGAACAGGCGCATGGCTTCGGATAGCTCATCAGCATCAAAGCCGAGCAGGTCCATGTCGAAGTCTACCGCATGCAGATCGTCCAGCTCGACCTTCAGCATGTCTGCATCCCATGCGCCGTTAAGCGTCAGCTTGTTGTCGGCTATGACGTAGGCCCTTCGTTGCGGCTCCGTAAGCCCAGACAACCTAATGCATGGGACGACGCCCAACCCCAGGTGCAGAGCGGCCTGCAATCGACCATGACCGGCAATGACCGTGTTGTCATCAGCGATGAGTATTGGGTTCGTAAACCCGAACTCACGGATAGACGCCGCTATCTGCTTGACCTGCTGCGCGGAATGCGTCCTAGGGTTGCGTGCATACGGTATGAGGTCAGACACGTTGACGTGCTCGACCTGCCGTTTAGACCCATCCACACGCATAACACTCTGAGGCATACCACGAAGATAATCCCGTTTACAACCGTGGTCAAGCAGGGGTTACGCACACGTTATCCAAACAGGCTCACATACACCAGTCGGAGACATTCGGCATGGAACGGGTCGGTGTCTCTGAGGTCGGCGGCGGCACGGATGGAGTGCAGGACCGTGGTATGGTCGCACGAGGTGATGGCGGCGGCAGTCTTGCATGTGATCGCGGGGTGCATGGCGAGGTAAAACCTCCACACGTGCCGAGCCACGGCAATCCGCTGGTATCGATGGACCGAGCATACGTCTTGCCGCCTAACCCCGTAAACCTCGCACACGGCGTCCAAAACCCGCAGGGCATACTCATCTACCCCTAGAGCCGTAAAAACGTCGCCACGGGGCCGCAAGGGGGCAAATCTCAGGGTTATGGGGCTATTGATCATCGCGTTTCACCGCCTCCCATTGGTTTTGCAGGTCACGGATGCCCTCACGGTCGATGTTGCGGGCACGTTCGTCACGGATGCCGTCGGCGTGTCCTTGCCGATATGCTTGCTCGCAGGCGGCGCGGATGCGGGAGCGTTCGACGACCACGACGGCATCGTCGAATCGAGCTTGCACGGTGGCCACCTGTTCGGGTGTGGGGAAGAAGTCCGTGATGTCAAGCGTGGGTGAGACGCCCCGGTACTTCCAATCGCCGTACAGAATCCACGCCTCAGCCTTCGTCGCTTGGTCCTGCGTGTAACCCATCCGGTGGAGTTCGGCGGCTATCAGGGCCATCCGTTCGGGCCTCGGCTGCAATGAGCGCAGGACGTCGAGCCTGATGTCGAGCGTGTTCGTCCACGCCCGCAAATGCTCGATCGAGAGCGGCATTGAGTTCGTTGCGACGCTCGACTGATCGGTCTGGATCAAACGCAACCCGCTCGCCGTGTTGCTGATGTGTTCTGCCATTGGTTGTGCCTTTCGGTTTGGATTGTTCGTTGACGTGCCAGCTTCGAAGGTCTGCCTGCCACTTGCGGATGGGCTTCGTGTGCCCCGCTTGCGTGGTGATGACCCACCCGTCGCGGTCGCGGGCATGGTACCACGCGACGACCGTCGCGGTGGGGATGCCGGTGGCCTGTGCGAAGGTCACGGCGTCGGCGTAGTCGGGGGGATCGGGAACCTTCGCCAATGCTGCCGACTTCGCGGGGGGGTGTATACGGGGGGGAATATCTGTATCTGTATCTGTATCTGTATCTGTATCTGTATCTGTAGTGACGCGAGCGTGACGCGACCGTGACGCAGGCGTGACGGCACCGTGACGCGACCGTGACGCTTTTTGTTTTCTGTAACGTCTTGCCCTGTCTGCACTTGCTTCGTCTTTCGGCTGCCATTTGTCCCACGTTGGTATGCTGATTGCGCCGTCATCGTGCAACACGATGAGTTGCTTGCGTGCGAACATGTGCAACATGTCGTGCATGTCGTGTGACGCAACCGTGACGCAAGCGGCGATGTCTTCGACGTCCAGCGTGACGGTCCCACGGTCGCCAGATTCGCTTGCAAGGTAGTACAGAGTGATGAGCGCATACCGCTCGGTGGGGGTCATGCGGATCAGTTTCGGGTCCTGCCAGAACCCGTGCCACATGCGGAACCATTTCATGCCGACTCCAAAAAGAATGCCCTGCCAAGAGCTATCCGGGTCACGTTGAACCCCCGCAGCCTCACGGCGTACGGACTCTTGGCAGGGCAGTTTGGTCTATTGAAATGCATCGTGTTTGGATGTTGGAAGATACACCGTGTGCCGGTGCGTGTGGCAAGGACTTATCCTGACGTAATCCACATGTATAGGCCTAACCCGCTCAGTATCACCAGCACGGCCAGCCATGCTATCCACGTGGCCCATGCCGCGGAGTTCAGGCGGCTGTTCTGCGACGTTGCCGTGAGCATGCATGCGACGACGACGACCGTGCCAAGCCATGCCCCGATGATGAAGGCGGTCAGGGGTGTCATGGGATCAGCTCCAGATGGTGCATCACCATCTTCTCGTAGTGCTCTTGGCATGCGGCTTTGGCGGCGTCGAGGGATGGGGCTTCATGCCAGATGCTAGGAAGCCACATGTCAAACCAGATCCAATGCCCATTTTCGTGCGCATCGACTATATAACGGCAGTATGGCATTCCGCCAATCCCCATCACGCGTGATGCTACCACTTTGCTCCACACCAACCCCTTCACCCTCACCACATCCTGCACGGTGAGCAGTGCGGTGAGAATCATGTGCGTGAGTGCGTCTGTCACGTGCTGCGGCCTCTGGGCTTCTGGGATAGAAGCCACGAAGTCAATCAGATGTTTCGTCGCTTCATTACTCGTCATCGCTCTCTCCCGGTGGTTGTGGTGGTAGGATGGCCCATGCGGTGTAGAGGTATCGCGGGAGGTGCCGCTTTAGATTGGTCTTGGTCATCCAGAATTCCTTGATATCCCATCTAGTCTCCCCGGACCAACCACGTGCCTCGCTGTAGCCTAACAAGTTATCGCCTGCTCTCACGTCGCTCTTCCGTGGCGGCCTGTCCGTCACGATGTCGATGGTTACTTTCATGCTTCATCCTCTTCGATTGGTGGTTCCTTCGATCCGCTGATGCACCATCCTTCGGTGCGTTTGTGTCTGTAGCCTGCCCGACAGTCATGCCCGATCTGCCCGCACGGTGCAAGGTCAGATGTGAGGCATGCGCAGTCCGCATCGGCGTTGAATAGGCCGTCGTATCCGTTGGCCGTCAGGTGTTGCTCCACGATGGTGATAACGTCAGGCGTCATGGCTGTATCTCCGAATGGTGTGGGCAGTAGTCGGTGGTGGGGTTGACTTCGGACAGTCCGAAGTATGGATAGTACCCGTCAATCCATTGAATGCTGTTACGATTGTACGGGCTGTCTTCGTTGGTGCACAACTCTTTCGTCGTATGCCCGATGTGGGTCTCGACGTCCACCGTTTTGCACCATTCACACTCACCACACTTCGGATGCGCCGCCGCTATGTCTGCGGGGGTGGCGAGAGTCATCGCCGTAAACCTGCCGTCGGACACCTCAACGTACAGGTCGCCAGTTGTGCGTGGCAACGTGCATGCTCTGTCACTCATGGCTGGCCTCATTGAGTACGGCTTGCACCAACGCGTTGCGTGCGGGCAGCAACTGGGCACCGTACCATCTTCGTAGCTCAGGGTGCAGCGTTTGGTCCACATACTTCTCGGCGCAGCGCAGAAACCAGAATGATTCCCATGCAAAGGCTTCGTCACTCATGGCTGTCTCCTTTGGCTTTGGCGAGGGCGGCCTTCGCTTTTCCGTACGTAGCATGGTAGCCGAGATTCAACAGCACCATAGAACAGTCCTCCAACGCCCCCACCAGTTCGTCGTTCAGTTCGCGGAGGCGAAGGTTCTCGACCGTCAGCAATTCATCGTCGATCTGCTGGCTCACACGTTGCCACCCTTCGCGTTCGCGTTGCTCCTTGAGCCTCGCGTTCTCTTCGCGGAGGCGAACAATCTCCTTCTCCGCATCCTCGTAGCTGATTTCAACCGAATGCAGGTGCTCGATCTGGAAGTTCAGGTCGTAGTTCTCCTTGCGGAGGCGGGTGTTCTCTAGCTCACATGATGCAAGGTTGCGTCCTACTGACTCGATCTGGTCCTTACCTCCATACTTCGCCTTCATGCGTTGCGCGAACTCGTAATGCTCCGATGCTTCGGCGGCTTCCTTCGAGGGGAAGCAGTTGCCGACGGCGTACCTGTTTTTGTCGATTGGCCAGTCGTACCATCCGGTCTTAGTCAACAGTCCGCATGCTTCGAAGTACCAATACACATCGTCTCCTTTCGGCTTCCACCTCGGCAACGGCGGCGGGTCGAGGCGGATGAAGTGGGAGATCGTGCGCTGGTTCAGGCGGATGAGGCCGCCTTCGAGTTCGTCAGGCATTTCGCGTGCGACTCTGGTAAACCCATCGACGTCACGTAGCATGTAGAACCCTTCGGCCACCTCTTGGCCTTTGTTCTCGATCCAGTCTTCACTTGTGAGTGGCATTGTTGTCTCCTTGGTTAGAATGGTACATCATCGAACGTCTGTTGCACTGGCCGTGCCACGGGGTCGCCTGCGGCGGGGGTGTCACCACCGGCGGTGACCTTCCACACGTCAAGGTTCGTCCATGCCGTCGGGTTGCCGTTCTTGTCAGTCGTCAGCTTGCCACGCAAGTTGAAGTGCGCGGTGATCGTCTGGCCAACGGCGATGCCGTCCAGCGTGTCCGTGCGGTCTTGCGTGGCTTGCAGCTTAATGGCCTGCTCGTATGCCACGTCTTGGAAGCTGATGATAAGGTCACGCTTGCGGAAGGCGCCGCTTACCTGTTCGGTCTGGCCGATGTATCGCACCGTGCCGGTGATGGTGTAGCTCATGTGGATGCCCATGTTATTGCCTCATCGACGGAGCGGAGGATGACGTACTCCATGCCGTGCGATTCAGCGAGTTGTTGAAACGTTTTCTGTGTCCGTGATTGCTTGCCTGTGGGTGTCTTGATCTCCACAAACGTGGCCTTGCCGTTGCGGTACACCACAAGGTCAGGATGCCCCGCCGTGGCGTTGGTGTTCAGCACTCGGATGGCCGATAGCGGCGCCCCGCGTTGCGTGTAGTGCATGCTGCTGTTGTATCGCACCACCAGATAGCCCAGCTTGATAAGCGCGTCCGCAATGCGTCGTTGCAGTGCGCTTTCGGACAGGCTCTTGTGTGCGCGTCGCTGCTTCATCTTGGCGATGTTGGCGTTCTCGACCGCCGTCCAGTCGTCTTCGTTAGTGATGTCGAAGCTGGCGGATGCGCCTCGCAGCATGTTGATGACCTGCTGGTCTATAGCCGATCCGCCGTTGATTATTTTCGGATTGCGCTTCATCTCGTCTGCACCTCATAATGGTACACGGTATCACGGCATCTGTGCATCGGGTGTGGGCATCCGCCGTCATGCGTGATGATGGCGGCGCGGTCGTTGCGATAGGCGCGGTAGGTGTGGCCGTCATCCGTAAACACGCGATCGGCGTAGACGTGTGAGGGGTGGGCCACACACCCCACAACCCCCATCACCATCACCACGGCCAGCGTGTATCGCGCCACCACTGCCCCCGTGCGCGTCTTGTGGCGTTCGGTCTTGATCTTGTGCCCCTGCGCCCGAAGGTCTGCGATACGTGCCGAAGCACGATAGCATCCGAAGCGGCGGAGGATGTCCAGCGGCGTCAGCTTGGCCCCACGTTGCAGGGCTTTGAGGATTCGTTGTGCTTGTGTCATGGGTTGACTCCGTAACGTTGAAGGACTCTCTGAACATCATCTTTCGCGGCTTGCACGGCACGCTCCGTGCGGGTCTCGTGCATCATGTTGGCGTACCATCGGTCGGCCTCGACCTGCAACTTGTGTCCGTTGATGATGGCCTCGACCTCATCACGCCTTAGCTGTGACGCTTGCAGGGACTTATCGGCACCGCCATAAGTGGCGTCGTTGTACTCTTCGTCGATCACAAGCGACAGGGGCTTGTATGACATCTGCAATCGCCATGAGTCGCGCCCACGTCGGCGGTGGATGTAGCGCATGCGGTCGAGGCTACTCATCGCCCCTCCATGTCTCAATCTTCACGGCACCCTCAATCAGTCGCTCATAGTGGCGTTCGCACTTGATACGAGCCATGCCTGCATCGGTAGCATCATCTGACAACACTTGGCCGTTGATCGTCGCTTGGTACAAATCGACCGTGTACGGTTCAACGCCGAGATGCACAGTGGCCAGCAGCCCCGGTCTGATGTCGGCCTTGCCGCCTCGCGTCTCTTCGCCGACGTGAACCAGTCGGTAGGTCAGCAGACCATCCAAGCACACGGCTTGCCAATCCTTGCCTGAATCCACCCTGACGAATGATGGCATCCGTACCATGACGTTCAGGTATGCTTCGGCTATCATGGTTTGCGTCCGATCTTACCGTTCACAATGACCAGACCTAACTCCTGCATCCGAGCGTTGAACACCGGGGCCAGTTGCGTCTTCACATCGTCGGGCAGCTTGCCGAGTTCGGCGCGAACGCGCCCCATCTCCACGTCGGATGAACACGCCTCGATGGCCGTGCGCCACGTCTCCACCACGTCATCATCGGGGACGACCTCCACGGCATCAAGGTCGATCTGTTCGGCCTTGGTCGTCGGCACGTCTTCGGCCTCGTCTTCGCCCATCATGCCCAGACCGACCAGCGACAGCACGGCGCGGCGTTGCGCCTTGGTCACGGCCTTCATCATCGCGTTGGAGAGGTTGTCACCACCGAGGCCCTTGATGTTCACGGCTCCAATGTTCTCCGTCGCCGTGCCGTTCGGCAGCGTAGCGCGGACGGTGACCACGTACAGGCCTTCATCCTTCATCCATTCACGGCCCGTGATGGCCGTGGAGATGTTGAAGTTCCGCGCCAACTGCTGCGTCGCCGCACGGGTGGCGTACATCACCAACTTTCCTTGCAGGTTCACGAGGATGAATGGCCGCGTGTACGGGTCAAGGTTCAGGCGCTTGCACAGGCCGACGTAATAGTCCACCTGTTGCGGCTTGGACATGCCTTGCAGGTCTGCATTCAGCACCAGCGATTGGACGATAGTAGGGTCCACCGCCTGCCCGTTCGTCGTTGCGAGTTCGTTCGTCATTACTTGACCTCTAGTCGTTGTTCTTGGATCAGTTCGCAGCCTTTGATGTGCGCACCGGCTTTGAGTGCGGCCGCGATTGCGGTCTTGTCTGGTGTCTCCGTGACCTTGGTCTTCACGTATTCGGCGGGTAGTTCGGTGCCTTCGGCGATCACCACCTTCGGTGGGTTGGTCTTCAGGCGCACCGTCCACTTGGAACACGCCACTTCGGTCGTATCCACGGTCTGCATCCACCGTTTGACGGCATCACGCAGCCGCTCACATCGTGCCATGCGTTCGTCGTAGAGGGCTTGCAGACGCTTGATCTCATGCTGGATGCCGACGGACTCCATCTCCAACTTCGTCGCCCATTCCAGCGTCGCTTCGACGTGGCCACGGAAGTCATCGCCAAGCTCTTCGACGGCGATAGACCACATCGCCACCTGTTCGGGGTCATCCGTCGTCGCAATGCGCTCCATCAGTGCCGCGATGTCCCATGCGATGTTTGAGCCGTGGCGGTGTTTTGGGGTGATGATCATTGCCCACCCCCCGTTGCTTTGGCGATGGCGGCGCGGGCCTTTGAAACAGCCTCCGCACCTTCTATAGTGTCGGCAATAGCAAACGCCCACACGCCCTCCCCGTCGGCGTAGAGATCGGCAGCTAGCATCGCCTCCAACGCCTCCAACAGTTCCGGCGCGGCGGCGATGAGGCGGGCGTTGGCTTCCCAGTCATCGATCCATGGACTGCTGATAAGAGCAAGTGGGCCGCGCTCGTGACGCAGAATCCAATCGTATAACGTCAGCTCTGATTTCATTGATGAAATGCTCCACGGCCCCGGTGTGTGCTTGTGGTTGTTCATCGTTGCACCTCCGTCAGGTTGGCCGTGGGCGCGGTGTCCACGTCTGGGAAGACCCACAGCATGAACACGCCGAACGCTACGGCGGTGATGAATGCGGCGACCTTCGTGGCCGTCCGTTGCTTGGTGGGGCTATCGACGTACAGCCCGACGTGGACGTAGGTGCGGCCCTCAATGCGGGCGCGATCCCATTGGATTCCGAGGCGTTTCATCCGTGCTCCAACATGGTGATGTTAGCTTTCGACAGTGCCGCGATGATGGCGCGGCGTTCGCGTTCGGTCAGTTCCGGTGCCCCGCGTCGGATGCGTCGCATGAGCGAGGCGTAGTCCATCCGTGCGGCCTTGGCGAGAGCCGACTTGTTGATAAGGGGGGTCTTCAGTAGGGTCAACTTCATTCGTCATCCTCCGAAATGTGTTCGATCTTGATGCGCATTTCCTCCGCCTTGCCCGCTTCGTAGACGCCCATCAGGTGCTCGCGGATGGTCTCGAATGTGACCCCTGCCGTAGCCGCAGGGATCAGCACGTTCCCGCCTGCGAAGGCCACAAATGCCCGGTACCAATCAGCATCACAGGCGTAGGGCCAACCCTCCTTGTCGTTGCGTGTGAATACCACGGCATCCTCGATGTAGAGTTCTACGTCTTTGAGGTCGATGTGGAGCATGGTTGTCATCGCTTGGTCTCCTTTGTTTGTTGTCTTTCTCGTTCTCGCTTGCGCTTGTCAAAGTAGTAGATGAATCTTTTCTTGCTGCCGTCATCATCCACGGCAACGTACATTGATTCGTCTGTTACTGTCCTTTGATAAACCATTCTGCCTGTTGTAGCATGCCTGTACCTCTTCGTGCGCCGACTCTCGCCGTCATATATGAAGTTCGAAGCCTTGTAAATGGTGCCGTTGTGCCCTTGCTTGGGGTCTGCCCATGTAACCACGCCTTCATATTTGGGGTAAGACTTCGCCAGATCACGCATGCAGTGGCTTATCATCATAGACTCGCTGTTTTTGCCCATGCGGTCATCGACCCACAGCCTAGCAAAGGTCAGGAATCGGCCATCGTACTGAATCCCTCCGTTTGTGAAAACTGCGGCACCAAGCACTATCATGAAGTTGTCGGCGTCGGTCATGGCATAGCACTGTATGATGCCAGCGGGAATGCGGTGCAGATAGTGATGGTTCAGCAATACAACCGAAACCGTATGCCATCCGCATCGCTGTATTACCACGTTACTCTTGACGGCCATAAGCTGCGGCCATGCGCCTATTCATTCTGCAAACAGCGATTCCGTGATAATCAGCACCATCGTTGATGTATGCCTCTCGTATTGCATCGCTTGCGGATTTACGGTCTGCGTCTGAATCAGTTAGGCTGCGCGTCCATCCGTTCACGGTGACAAATCCGCGATAACAGGTGCCAAGCATGCTGAGAACATCGCCCTTCTGATTCACGCGCATTAGCAGCACAGGCTGCTCAAGCATGTATGTCGATCCATCACTTTTTGTGTATGTCATCGCTTGGTCTCCTTGCGTTGTTGTGACTTGACTTGCTTGCGTTTGATTCGATTGGCGGCGACCTCTTGCGCGAACCGTCGCCCCAGTTCAGCGCGGTCGATGCGGGTGAGGGTTAGGCGGGTCACTCTGCATCCTCCAACGCATACCCTTCGAGGTCCAGAATCTCGGCAACCTCGTGGATGTCATGCTCTTCGCGATTGATGCGGTGGGTCATATCGCGCGTCCATGATGCGTCGTTGTTGGCGATGGCCGTGGCGCGTCCATTGCGGTCTACGTGGACGGTGATACTGCCGTCGGTGGTGGTGTAGATCTTGGGTTGCATGGTTGTCTCCGTGTGTTGTGATAAGGTGTTACTTCGCGATGGTGACGCGGCGCGTTGCACCGTTCAGCGTGGAGACAACTACGGTCTTGCGGGCATAGTCGATCACGGCAGAGACGGTCCATCCGTCCACCACGTCGCCGATAACCGGCACGGACATGCTCACGGCCTTCGTCTTGCGGGCCTTGCGGGCCTCGGCTACGGCGTCCGTGCGTGATGTATCCACGGGGCACAGCTTGAACGCTTCGGACTTCAAGCGCAGGGCTTCGTCGTGGTCGCGGCACTCAACACCGTAAGCGTTGAACAGCGAGGGAGCGGGGCAGTAGGTGTTGGACAGGTCACGTACCAGCGATTCAAGGTCTGTGCGGCTAAGGGATTGCAGTGTCATCGTCGTCTCTCCGTGTGTTGTGATGCTTGTGCTTGACTACACGGCTAACATACGGAGTTTGTTGCACCGTGTCAAGAAAAATTTTTCGTACTGCAAAAATAAATCTAGCACCCATATTGGAGTATGGGTGCAAGTGGTTGGTGTTATTGGGCTTATGCTACTTCCGCGCTATCACCGCATCCGCCCACCTCTTGAGATACACCGCTCGCAGGTGTTCTATGTGCGACCTGACGGCGGGTGTGAGGTCGTGCGTCAGCATCAGTTCCAAGCAGTCCAGAACCTTGCGGCACTCGGACGCATGAAAATCGGAGGTTGGGGTTGCGGATTTCATGGTGTCTAGTTGATATGGCCTCTGTCGTGCCAATCCGTCACCACCTGCGCGTCGGCAAGGGTGACCATGAGGTGATCGAGGGCCGACTTCAGGGCCTGTTGCGTATCATCAGGCAACGGCACAAGACCCGCCAGCCGCCGTATCGCTTGCACGGCTACACGGGCGTAGAAGGCGGCCATGCGCCAGCGGTCGGCGTCGGTCAGTCCCATTCGATCCACCGCCATTCGTCGGCCCACCAAACGACTTCGGGCTCATACCCGCCGTTTGGTAGCTGATGCAGTACGACCACGGCGGAGCTTACGGGCTTGCGTGATGTAGTATCGCAACTCCACTTCCATCCGCTCGATGACGCGCTCGTAGTCTTCCCATGCGGCTTCGGAAGCGTAGCCCTTCGCAATGCGTAGCACGTCGATTGCGTGTGTGAATGCGGCAATGTGGTCATCGTACTGACCCTCCGATGATCTGGTGGTTAGCAAGCGTGAAGGCTCCGTCGCCCCCGTGATCAAACTCCGCATATGCAAACCCCTGTGTCCAGTCGTTGACCGGTCTGTACTCTGGTGTCATCTGGCATAGGCAACCCACGGCCCACGCGCCCATCGTGTCGCCCATGATGTTGGTCTCTGTCCAGTCCTGAGTACGGTGATGGTGCCCGAAGACGATGTTCGTCTTCGCCTTCATCAACTTTTGGCGCGCTACATACAACCCGCTGCCGCCAAGCTCATGCCCGTGGATGATGGACAGCTTACCGCACCGCAGCCCCATGCCCTGATCGTGGTACTGAACGCCCAGCGATGAAAGCCCCAACGCTTCGGCAAGGGTACGTGCCATGTCCATCTCAATGCGGGCATTGCGCAGGTAGCGCTTCCACCATACCTCGTGATTGCCTTCGACGTAGTGTATGGCTACCGCGTCTCCGAGATACTTGCGTATGGCCGTGAGTACGTTGCGCCCCATCGACATCTCGTATTCGAGACCATAGGTCCGTGCGTCGCGGCCATGACGGGACAGGGCATACATGTCCATCAGGTCGCCGTTCACTACCAGCGTGTCTATCTCACGGTCACGCAGATAGCGTAACGCAATCTGCGTAGCGTGCACGTCATGCACGGGCACGTGCAAGTCGCTGATGATGCCAAGACGCGCGGCGCGTATCTGTACGACCTGCCGTGTATCGTCGAAGCCTTCAGGTATCGCGTCCGTAGGCGTGTCGTTCACGCCCAATGCGTCGCCTAATTCATCGGTCACCTGTGGCTTGCGCTTGCGCTTGTGGCCTTTCAGGGACTCCATGAGTTCCGCTATCTGCTTCGGTGTGCGGGTCTCGATCATCAGGCACCAAGCTTGGTCCACACGCGCAGCGCGATACCAGCCGACGCCGCGAAGGTCACGGGTGTTCCTTCATTGGACAGCACCACGGCGTAGATGTTGCTGGCCGATGCCTCCGTGCCTGTGCGGAACGCGAAGTTCGGCGTAATGGCCGCTTGCCAGACCGTGTTACTGACCCGCTTGTAGTCGGCCTCTGCGATGTAGAACGCTCCGATCAGGTCAGTCGTCGAGCCGTTGTAGACCGTATTGGTCACGGGCGTTGTCGGTGCTTGGTCGGTGTACAGCAGCACGATCAGGTCGGGCTTTTTGATGTCCGACGAACTGGCCGCCGTCTCCCGAAGTTCGATCTGTGCGATGTACCCCGCCTCTTCGGTGGATGTCATGACCGACGTGAGGGTGAGAACTGCATCCTTCACGGGTTCGCCGACGCCGAGCGCGTTGGTAGTGTCGACTGAATCAAACGCTACCCATCCTGAGTCGTACAGGCGGTCGCCGGTGGGGGTTATGGGGTTGCATGCCATGATGGTTCCTTAGGTGAAGACGTATCCGTTGTTGTCGCCTGACGATTCTATGATGTGATCGAACCCGCACATGACGCGGAATCCGCTCACGTAGCCCGTGACGCTCGATGCATAGGTGTACGTGTCGGTGCCCGCGGCACCCGCGAGGAACAGACCGATGCGCACCACATCGTGCGGTGCTACGGAGACGTTCGCGCCGCCGTGCAAGATGATGTCCCGCATGTGTGCCACGTTGTCGCCCGCCATTTCGATATCGGCACGATCGACTACGATGCGCAGTGAGCCGTTGACCACGATGCCGAGAGCCGCAAAGGTCACGGCCGCCGCCGCTTGGACGTTGATCGAGATATGCGGGTGTATGAAGTACGACCCCTCCCACCCGTACGGCACCGTCCACTGCCATGCGCCTTCGGCACCCATGGCCCGCATGTGTTCGTTGCCCATTTGGATAGGCGACCACGTGTTGTTCGTGATGTCAATGTCCCCATTGACATCCCAGTGAAACGCACGGTGCCAGTCACTCACCCAATTCTTCGCTCGCATCTCTGCATCGCGGTCGGCGACGGTGAGGCCACGGCGTAGCGGTTCCAAGTCGGTGGCCGTGCTGATCTGGTTGACCACCTGCGTCACCGATGACTGGTACGTACTCACCACCGAGCCGCCCGTGCGCTTGCGCGGGTCGAATGCAAGCGACGCGGGTGCTACCCGCTTGCCCTTGATGGGATCATTGATGGGCATACGTCCGCCTCCATACCCCCAGCGTCATCGTGTGGGGGTTCAATTTGTCCGAGCCTAGCCGTTGCATTGGTGGGGAGTCGTCGGCCCAACCAGCGGCCCGCAAGAGGCCTTCACAGGCACGTGGCACGTCGAAGTCTCGGTCATCAAACACGAACGTTCGGACGCTTGGCGTGTCGATGACAAGACGCGTGAACCGTTCCTGTTCCTCCGCATGGTCGCCGTCGTAAAACACCACGTCGAAACCGTCCAGACGGACGATGCCACGTGAGTCCGCGATGATGGTCTGCACCTGCGGGTGGTTGAAGTGCGCAGATTTGTTGCCGAAGTACACGCTGGGGTCTGTTTCGGGCACCCATCGATCGGCTATGTGAGCGTCCACGGTCAGCAGCGACCACGTGCGGTAGGCATTATGCCGCATGGCCTCGCAGATCGCATAGGTCGAGAGGCCATAGTAATGGCCAACTTCCAAGATGGACACATGCCGCCCCGGTTCTGAGGCCACGACAGACATCAGATGCTCGACTTCGGCGGGGGAGAGTAGGCCATCTTGCGACCCCCAACACCCCATGTCCTTGATTGTCTGGCCTGTCATGGAATCCCCACGTATGTAATCGTCGATTCACCCGTGCCCCAATCACAGGCCACGTTGGTCACGACGCATGCGTCGAACGGGAGGTGTGATAGGAGCGTCGGTATCGTGCCCGTGAGCGTATGCACACGCCCCACGGATTGCGGCAAGACCTCGACACCAAGCGCGATGGGGAACGTAGCGTCGAAGTTGACCACGAATTCAGCCCCGAACAGTTGGCGGTAGAACTCCGCCAGCGTCTTCGGCAGCCCCGCCTCGGATTGCACGGTGTTGCACCATGCTTGGTGCACACCGAGTAGCTGCGCCTTCGCCGAATCGCTGTATTCCGACGACACGCCCGCCACGGTCTGCGATGTTGCGGAGTCATTCTCGACGTAATCTGATGCACCGGGGCCATAGTAGATGCGCGTCTTTTCGTGTGCCTTGACGAGCGAGTTCGTTGTGGACAGATAGAACAGGCGGTTCGTGTGGTAGTGACCGAGCGTGTAGAAGTCGGTGAAGAAACCGGCGTCTTTCGCGTCCTTTGCCCACAACTTCGTCACGGGGTTGTTGTGCATGATCGGCTCGACGTTGAACGAACGATCCGAACGGGAGAGCGTCTGTTCGACGATCTCCGTCAGGTCTAACTTGTCGCCGTACTCCGTCTCGTACCTGACCTCTGACTTGCCGATCGACTGTTCGCCTTCGCCAACTTCGGGGTAGTCCAGTGCGCTGTTGAGCGACAACGTAGCGGGGCTGCCCTCTTGGTCCAGCATACGCTTGAAACGCCACGTCCACGTGATGTAGGGGCTGCCCCCGCCTGCATTATACACGGGGTAGTATGAGGCTTTGACCGCAAAGGTCTCACATAGGTCTTTCATTACGTCCCACACGGCGCCCGCTTGTGCCCATCCGTACTTGTCTTGCGGGTGGAAGATGCCACCGTTCCACGTCGAGCCGTTGTAGACGTGTGTCGAGAGCAACGTAGATGATGCCGTGAGCGCCGCCCCAGCCGTGCGTGTTGTGGATTCGGCGGCCTTGTAGAACGTGCATGACGTGGCGGCAACGTTGCTCCATACTTGGTCAGGGTCGAACGCCTCATTCGTGGCGGCACTACTCACGTTCGCCGTGCGTGTGGCCTTGGCGTTTATGGCATCGGTCATCACACCACGCAGTACGTTGTTCATGGCGTCGGCCATCGTCGTAACGCAGACGTGCGAGGCGATGCCAGACACGTCCACCTCTTCGTAGATGTCGCCGTGCACGTCGGTAGGGTATGCCACGTCAAACACAAACCGCCGTTGCGTGGTGTCCGATGGTGCCACGGCCCCCGATTGATAGAAGCACTCCGACCCCGTGGTCGTCACGGCGGCATGGTACAGGGCGTCGATCAGCTCATATTCCACCGTGACGTCGCCATTGCCTTCGGTGCGATACACGGCGGACGCTACCTGTGCCTGCACTCCGACGAATTCCAGCGTGTACGTGGAGCCACTGCCGCGATTCGTCCAGAACAGGAACGTGTTGCGGGCAGAGCCAGAGACCTTGTTGCGCAATCGAGTCTGCAACGCCGACGGCAACACGCTGAAGTTGAGCGTAAGCCGCAGCGTCTGGGGACCGGCAAGGCCTATCGGCATCTCATCGAATCCGAAGGACTGTTCGCCGATCTCGACAACGGCCCCCGCAGGGAGGGTTGTGGTGGCTGCCGACAGGTCATCATCGTAGGGCACGATGTCGAGGCGGTATGACCAGCCCGATACGGGTCCATCCCACGTATGTCTGTAGATGGGCATTAGTAGCGATCCCTATGTGCAAGCGATACCGTGAGGTCATGCCAGCCCGAAGACTTGTTGACCGATTGCTCCCAAGCCTCCATCGTCACGGGCATGACGCCCGACGTCGGCCACGTGTTGCCGCCGCCTGTGATGGTGACCCACAAGTAAGCTTTCTCCATCACGCCTGACAAGGCGTCCAGATCATCAAGGTCTGGTTCTGATGCATCATCGTCGTATTTGAACGGCAAACATTCGACATTGAAGATACGCCGCCTGTCACGCCGTGCGCGTCTGTGGCCGTCCACTGATTCGAGGGTGTTGATTGTCCACTCCCATGTCGCCTTTGGTGCTACGATGTAGACCGTGGCCGATGTCGCCCCCGTAGCTGCCGCAACGGACGCCGCCGCTATGGTGTCGTACGGTGCCGTACCGGGGTCTGCGTCAGCCCCGTAAAATGTCGCCGTCCATCCTGCCCGTGGTCTTGCCATTATCGGAGCCCTCTGATCTTAGCGCGTTTGCGTTGACGTTCGTACAGTCTGTCGTCGAGAGCAAGGTTCACGTCATAGGCGTGTTTCATCACCGATTCATCGGGGATGCGTGCCAGTTGCTTTTCGATACGCATCAACGTCGATGCCATGACCATGCCCGTGCTAACTTGCTCACCATGCCGCTCCATCCAGTCGGCGGACTTGCCGCCCGCTTGCATGAAGTCGAGCATCGGCATCAGGTCGGGGTTGTTGCGGAGCGTCTTCGCGTTCACCACGTATTCCTGACCGTGCACCACACCCGCGATCTGCTTGGTTCCGACGTTGCCCGTATAGCCGCCTTCCTCGAAGCCAGCGAGAGCGGAGGATAACACGGCCTTGATACCTGCAACGGCGATGCCCCCCGCAATCGCGCCGAACGGCGGCGGGATGATTGATTGGAACAGGGCCAGAATCGTCGGCGTGTAGAGGTCAACCAGCGACGATGCCACGGAGCCAGCGACCTTTTTGAGTGCGTCTCCGACGTTCTCACCGGCAACAAGCAACTGGCCGAATGCAAATACACCTTCGGCTGTGACGGCGTTGATTGCTTGCGACTGCTTGGCTGATTGCAACTCTTGCAATCGCGCCACCTCTTCGGCGCGTTGCTCCTGAGTCTTCGTTGTGTCCCTTGATACCTTGTCTATCTCTTCGGCGATGGCGTTGATGTCGCCAAGCGTCTTCGTCACAAGTGCCCGCTGACCTTCGGCGAATACGCCGAGGTTGTCGCTGAACGATGACGCGAACGTTTCGAGGAATCCCGCCTGCTCCTTTTGCAGTGCGCCGATCTGCGACAAGGCATCTTGGTAGGTGATCGCGCCCTCCAACAGTGCCGCATTGATTTCGTCGATCTGCGCCTTCAGGTCGGCGGCATCTTCTGTCGCTTGGTCTGCGTTCAGGTTGACCGTGATGCTACGCGCCGATTCCGAGATGGTGCGCAACACGTCGCCAAGGCCAGAGAGCTTGCCGCGCACCTTGTCGATTGCCTGCGCGAAGCCCTGTTCTATCTCTTCACGCTGCGACTTCGTGAGCGCTTCGTTTTGCAACAGCACGTCACGCTGTTTCTCCAACGCCACGACTTGCTCTTCAATGCCGCGCAAGATGTCCGACGCGATCAGAGACACGCCAATATCACGCACCGATTCACGGATGCCCTTGGCAGCGTCGGCGGCTTGTATCTCGCCTTGCTTGATGATGGTGGCTATCTGATCGGCCAGCGGGTTTGTGCCCCCGGTCTGCGCAGACAACGCCGCGAGGATGCTCGCACGCAGTTCGTCCGTTCGCTTCTTCGCGGTCTCTGCGTCAGGAATGATGCCTTCCGACAACTGACGCTGTATCTCTTCGGCGGCCTTGGCATATTCGGGGGTGGACTCGACGATGGCCCGCACCTGTGCATCGGTCGCCGCTTGGATGCTCTCCGTCTGCGTGTCGATGGCCTGACGCACAAGGTCAGGGGCGATGTTGCCCGCCTGAAATTGCCGTTGCAACAGGCCGATAGTCACGTCGGCGGACGCTTGCAAGGCGTCACGTTGCGCTTGCTCCGCCGCCACAAGCTGCGTCAGGCGTTCGGCTTGCCCTGCACCGCTGATGCTGGTCAGCTCGCCTTCGTACTGGATTGTGCGTTGCTTGATTTTCTCTTGTATGATCTGTCGTTGCAGCAGTTCCTTCTGCCCGTTGCCCTTGATGGCGGCCAGCTGCTCATCGAGGGCCGACTTATCAAATCGAAAACTGATTTCTGCCAGCTTGCGCGCGCGAGCCTCTGCGTCGTCGATGCTCGCCGCACTTGCGATCTCCAGTTGCTTCTTGCCTTGTGTCTGCAAGGCTTCCAGTTCTGCGCGCAGCTTGGCGATTTCATCAGTTGCCTTGCCAGCCGCGCCGCCTGTTTTGTTCAGCGCGCCGCCTATGTTGTTCACCGGGTCAACGGCATCCGCAGCAGCTTCGCCAACATCTACAATAGACTCTTTCGCGCCCTTCACGCGCTTCTGTATTTCGTCGCCGACGTTGCCGAAGCCGAGTAACGCTGACTTGATTTTGTCCAAATCGAAATTTCTGACAGCCTCTAGTAGATTGCCGATGGACTCTACAACGACCTCTACCGCGATTTTGAACACGCCCAGAGCATCAGCCGCGAAACGCACGATGTCGGCTACAACTTTTATGACGCCGGCCACCTTGTCAAGCACAACGCGAAACGTGGCCATAGCGTCGGCGTTGTCGTCCGTTGCACCGAGTAGAGAGCCAAATATCTTGACGACGCTCGTAACGGCCACACCGAGTAATTCGGTAAACACCTTGGCAATGTCAGTAAGCGGGACTATCAGTTCGATAAATACGGGCGTTAGCTGGTCGATGATAGCCACAAGCGGCGTCAGGGCATTGCTTATCAGCTTGCCGAGAATCGGGCCGAGCGTCTTTGCAAGAGCCGCAAACGGCGTAAGCGCGACCTCTACGATCTTGACAAAAACCGGAGCAAGTTTCTCAAACAGCCCCGTGATCGTTGCAAACACCGGCTGAAGGGCCGTGATGATGGGAGATAGCACATCGCCGAAAGCCTTTGCGACGATGGTAACGGCAGCCGCTAGTGGCTTTAGAGCTGATTGAATCAAGGCCACCACAGGCGGCAGGAGTAACTTGACAAGGTCAAGTATCGGCGCAAATGCTGACTGCAATGCAGGTAGCACGCTATTTGCTATTTCTTTGACCACAGCGCCGAGTGAGCCGCTAATCTCGGTTACTATCGGCGTTATGCTTTGCAGTAACGGCGTCAGCGCTTTTCCGATAGCGTCAAACGTCGGGGCCAGCGCCTGAAAAAGCGGGTTGGCGAGGTCTTGAAATAGCTGGTCGAACGTTTGCTGTAAACGGTCTAGCGATCCGGTAGGGCCTTTGGCCTGACGCTCAAGGTCTGTGAACGTGCCGCCTAACTGATTCAACCCCTGATTGACTTTCTCCGAGAGCGGCGCAGTAGACTTTAGAACGCCGGCTAGCTGCGGGAATCGCTTTGCCAGCGCCTCCACGGCTTCGGCGTTTTCGGGGTCAACGCCTTTCGCTAGAATCTTGGCGGCTACTTCCGCTTTGATGAGTCCGCCCGACGCCTTTTCGATGCCGAGCGCAAACTTCGTACTGTTCTGCGCTGCTGCGCCCGTCTGCCCCGTGAGACCCACGACCTGCGCAAGAAGCGCCTTGCTCTCGCGTGCGCTGATCGCATACTGATCCGATAGCGACCGAGCCCAGCCGTCGGCTTCTGATAGTTGCTTGTTTTGCTCTTCGAGCGACAGTCCCGCTTGTGAAAATGCTAACTGCAAGTTGTCGCCGAGCGCATCAGCGGCCTTCGCTGCTTCAAACAACTTTGGTCCGAGTGCGAGAACTGCGCCAGTCGCTGCACCTCCGATAGCGCCCGCAAAAGCATTGCCAGCGGCCCCAGCAGACTTTTTGACATCGGAATCTGATACTGCGATCTTGACTGTTTCGGTGCGCGACAAGCCATCAATCTGTTTGGATGCACGCGCAATATCTGACGTATCTACGTCTAGCTTTACTTTCGTTTCGTCATCAAGTGCCGATGCGGTCTTCGCAGCTTTTTTTAGACCGGCATTGAATGCCGACGTATCAATGATAAGCCTGTTTACGAAGTCTGCCATCAGCGTAGCCCGTGTTTAGCGCGTGTGCGTTCCATGTAGTACTCTTCCTCGCTCTTGAACTTGGCAGGCCGTCGCATGCTCACGGCCTTGTGCAACAGCGACAGGCGGACGAACTCATCATAAGGCAGGTTCAGCACGTCGTAGTATGGCATGCGCAAGACCTCGACGTATTGCATGGCCATCGCCTCACCGTGATGCTGTTCGGGCACGTGGTCGATGTATGACTGCATGCGTTCGACTTCGCGCCCATATTCGTCCTTTGGCTCTGTCGTTGCGATCGGCCATTGTTCGGCCTGCCATGCCCTGAAGAGCACGTCATTTGAATGCTTGGCGAAAGGCGTCGCAGTATGCCGCCACCTCCGTAGCGTCCACCGTCTGCCAATGGTCAGCGTCGATAGGTGCATCGATCAGTGCCAACGTGTCCACGTGCGTCTTCGCCCTGTCCACGGTCTCCTTGATGATCTCGATACCCGCCGACAGTGCGCCGATGCTTGTTGGGTATGCGTCCGTCGTGAAGTTCAACAGTTGCACCGCGTCAGGCGATGACATGATGACCGACGTAACACGCTCTTGCGCCCATGCGCGGGCCTCTTCGCGGGCCTTGTCTTCGTCGAACGGTTCGGGCTCCGCACTGTGATCGTCGGGCTGGTTCATCGCATGCAAGGACCGGTAGTACTCCACGCGGTTCGTGATGGCCGTGGCCTTGTACGAGCCATTACCGTCCACGTAGGCGGCCAGTTCAGGCAGGATGCGAAGGACAGACTTGATACCAGCTAGTTGCACGTCGTTACGTCCCTGTGCTACGACGTCATTCACACGCTGCAAAGCGTCCTTGACCAACCCCGCATTGCGGAGCGTCACGGGGAGATGATGCACGATGTGCGGTTCGCCGTTGAAGGTGATAGTTACCACCTCATACCTCTTGTGTTGTTGTAAACCAGTTGAGTATCATGCACATTGCAGCGTAGTCACCTAACACATTGCAGGCCGCGAGAGCCACGGGAACCGCCGCCATCTGATAGATGCGAACGCGGTCCTGAGCGACAAGGCACGCGGCATATCCCGCCGCTATGCAAACGTAGGCATGGACGCTGCCCGATGCCAACGCAAACAATCCACCTGCCCAAGGAACTATCCACACGCGGGCGTCATGCATCGTCGGCATGTGCTTGGCGACCGCTGCCCCAAACGGGTCACGCAGCCACGGCACCGAAGACTCTTGCGGGTGTGGCTTCGTCGCCTCATAATGCAGGTAGGCCACAGCCCCCGCGATGACCGCAGCCAGTACTACGGTCTCCGTCGAAGCATATGGCCACGCATACAGCGCCGCCCACAATGGGGCGCGGACGTGGATCAGGTACGTCGCAAGTATCGCCGGCAACAGCCACGGCCCCAACGACGGGGCAAGGACGGCCACCAGCGAGGCCGCCGCCATCATGGGCATATCCAGCAGCACAGGCCACGTGACGCCCTGACGCATCATCGGGAGCGTGACGACAAGGCCCACCACAGGCCACGGCGTCAGGCCGTGCCGCTCGGCAAGCAACGCCGTACACACGGCGACGGTCAGGTATGACGCGGCATGGAGCACGCGCCATGATGCCACGCCGCGCATCACCATCGGCAGGGCATACAAGGCGTAAGGCCGTGGCACTTTCGCACCACGGCCCATAGCCAAGTAGATATGACCGTCAGGTGTGAGCCTTGTGCCGTGTGCGTAGACGCATACGGCGTAGACCACAACGGCCACGATGCAAGCGGCGATCATCCGAAGAACATCGTACCGTATTTGCGCGACGTGCTGTTAAGCGTCTGCGTTGCGGCCGTCACAAGCACCGAGCTGAAGTAGGTCGATGCGATGGTGATGGTGCCCTCCACCGCTTGCGCCACAAACGAAAGCGTCGGCTTGTTGTAGACGCCGCCCGATTGGTTCCACGAACCCGAAGACTTCTGCGCCACGCCGAACATGTGGAAGCCCATGCGCTTGCCGTCGGAGGAACCCGACGACACCGTACCACCCTTGACGACGACGTAGAGCAGCGTGCCCGATGCAGCGGCACCGAGAACCGTCGTGTTGTCTTCGTAGGTGATGTCTTCCACCGTGCCCGACGAACCGGCAGAAGGACGTGCGTACGTTTCAAGGAACGTGACCCACGCTTCGTCAAACTGCGTGTGGTTCACGGTGACGGTGGCAACGCCTTGGTCATCAAACGACACATCGGTGTCGATCTGATCCGTGTTGGAGTAGACCGCCGTGGCTCCCACCGTGGGGGTGGTGCCGTTGGTTGCCGTCCACACGTAGAGCGCACGGCCACCGTTCAAAATCTTACCTGCCATTACTGGCTCCTTTTCATGTCGATATAGGTTGCTGAATTGCGGGCGATTGCGTCGATGTAGTAGTCCGGTAGATAGTCCCTCTCATCGCGCAACTGCTGGCAGAGCAGCAGCACGTTACGACCCATCTTGGCAGTCATGGTGTCGCGATCGGTGACGTACCCTTCGTGGATCACCGCAATGTTTGCTTCGACTACCTTGTATCCAAGGTCGTTGATTTGCGGGTCGATCTGTTCATGCACGGCCCCGCGCCACCTGATGTCCGGGTGGTTGCGGTGTGCCCTGCAATGGACTACGGCATAGAAGCTGCCGCGCTTGCCGTCTTCGTAGGGAGGTTGGTAGCCGTAGCATCCGCACATCACACCGCCGATACCAGCGGGCAGGTTGGGGATGTCCAGCAGCGTAGCATGGTGGTAGGGGTGCAAGCGGTCGTCGGTGTCCATCCACCAGCACCACGACTTCGTGCACAACTCCAGCGCCGCATTGCGTGCGTTGGCGAAGTGCCATGAGGTGTAGTGGTACGTGGCGAAGCGCACCCAACGACCGTCCACCATCTCTTCGCGGTCGAGAACCAAGGATGTTTCCTTGCCGTGTACCGTGTTGACGATGACCAACTCAATGCCCCTTGGCAGTGAGTCGATCATGCCTTTCAGATACCTCACGTCTTCCTTGCGCGTGATGCAGTAGACGGACAGGTCGTGTTCGACCGTCTCCGCCTGTTGCGGCGCGGGCTCTGGCGTTCCGACAAGTTTCTCTTTGAGGCTCATTGCTTCATGGCCTCTTCAACGGTGACACCAAGCAAGACAAGCACGTCGCCGTCGATGTCCGCGATACCGCGAATGTCGAAGGGTTCGGCCACGGCATCGGGAGCCGCGAAGATGGGCACTTCGCCCAAGACCTCGCGGGCCATAGTCAGTTGCGTAATCAGGTCTGTAATCGTCACGGCCAGAGCCTTACGTATAGTGGAGCCAGTGGATCGTCAGTTGAAAGTCGGTCGCAATCTTGTTGTCTGCGATGTCGAAGAAACCGCCCTGATAGTTCATCACCATTGAGTAGATGCGCGTCTTCTTCCCGTCCGTGTGCGTCTCCGCCACGGGCAGCATCACCGCGTCGATGGTGGCCGCAGCCTTCGCCATGATGTCAGCGTACTTGTCGGTGGCATTGCCCGCCTTCGATGTGTCCGCCTGTGCCGATGCGTTGACGAACACGCCGATCATCGTGATGCCGTGTTCTATCGTGCCGTTCTCTTGGACCTCCGTGACGTTCGTGGACATCACGTAGGGGTACACGATGGCTTTGCTGGCATAGTGACCGTCACGCCACACCTTCACCACGTCGAACGTGGTTTCGTTGTCGAGCGTCCCGCGCACCGTGTCCAAGATGAACGCCGTTCTGTTTGCGCTTGGCATCAGTAGCCCTTGGCCAGTAGTTCTGAAATGCGCTTCAGGTATCGCGGCATGGCATCTTTCTGGAATGCCTCCATACCGGGCTTCAGATAGGGCCGCTTCGGGATGCGAGCCCCACGCCCCGCGATGCCGCCAAGCTCATGGATGCGGGCATAGGGCACCGTGCCTAGGTCTACGCCTGACTCAATGACGATGCCGTCATCGTCGGCGGTCACGCGCGTGATGTTGCCCTCTTCCTTCGGCAGGGTGGCACGGGACAGCTTGGCCTTGACCACACGCAACTTCGTCGTTGTGTTACGCTCCCGCGGCCTGATGCCGCGTGTGTCTTCGCCGAAGTTCTCATTGACATACACCGACAGTTCAGCGGGGGCGCGTTGCATTACGTCCTTCACCGTGGCCAGTACCTTGTCGGTCAGCTTGGCGAGTGCCTTTTCTATACTGTTCATAGCGGACACCACCGATAGGGCATGAGCAATCGTTCAAACCGTGGACGCATGTCCAGCAGTCCCTTGCCGAACGTTACGCCCGCCTGTGCTTCGGTGATCGACGCAACGCCGAAGCGTTCACCTTGCGCCGCGAAGGGCAGCAGGTACCACAGGTCTTTCATCATCTGATAGCCGACGTTCACCACGTCATCGGGAACATCCGCCGTGGCATATCCTGCGGTGATGACGGCTTTGTAGAACGGCGACGCATACGTGTCGTCGTTCCACAGATACCACAGGCCGTCTTGGGTGTACAGCGTCACGCCCGACGTGATTGAAGTCCACGAATCCGTCGGGTCATCGCGGTATGCGAGCGACGTGTACGTGAGCGGCACCGTGTAGTTCAGGCGCTTCGTGGCCTTGCCATTGCCCGCGAAATACAGCGTCACCGCTTCGGCCTCTATCGGCTGGTTGCATATAGACTTTATTTCAGCCGATACCGAATCTATCAATCTGCCGATGAGCGCGTCCGCGTCCGTCTGTGCCGATGCCTTGTCGATCCAGTCGGACTTGAATATTTCCTTCGTGAGATATGCCATATCAGGCGGCTCCGATGAGTGATTCGACAAGGTGCGCCGCATGCTGTGCATCGCGCCGCTCGCGTGCCAAGCGTGCGACGGTACGCCACCCTACAACCTTCGTCTTGCCCGTGCGCGATACAAGCGTGCAACGCCCGTCCGCCTCGGAGACTACGTGCGTGTGGCCGTACGGCAGGAACATCATATGTCCCGATGCCGTGCGCAGTTGGTGGCATGTTGATAGTTCCGTGGTCATGCCGCTCCCACCAGTCGTTCGTAGTGCTGTTGATCGATGGGCTGCAAGTCCTTCGGGATGCGGTAGCCGATGATGCGGGACTTCAGATACTTGCGGATGTTAACGGCATCGTCCTGATTGCCGCCAAGCACCAGCACGTGCGAATCATCCTCGCCCATGTAGAACCCCACATGCCCGCCACCCGTGCGCGTCATCACCACCACACAGCCCACCACGGGCGTTTGCAGTTGTGCGCCCCAGTTGACCCATGACCGCGCCGCTGCGGAGCGTGTGCCCGTGTACCCGCGTTGTGCGAAGCACCAGTTCACAAACGAAGAACACCACGGCACTTCGTCGTCCGTGGCGCGTAGCGTGGTCGTTGCATGGTAGGCGATGATGCGAGGGTTGTCGGCCATACCGGGCCGCTCCTTTACTCCGACTTCCTGTTTCGCCACGGCAAGCCATGTGAAGGACTGCGAGCCGCCAGCCGTTGGCGCGCTATGCTTACCGCCTTTGCCTTGGTCTTCAGCCATTGTATGAGTCTCTGGATTCGTTGCAGCATCGGGGCACCGTGTCAAGCATCAAGGGGAGAGAGGTAACGATGCCCCGTGTACTGTGAAAGGTTACTTCGCCTCCCCCGTCGGGATCAGCAGACCCACGATGAGAGCGACGACCGATGTGATAGCACCAGCTACTTCGGGCTCAAGGTCGAGCCCGAAGATGGCGGCAGCGCCAACGAGGATGCTTGTGATGCCCGCCGCAATGCGCTGTGTCTTCGTCATTGTTACACCTATCCAGAGTTGAACGATTCCCCACAAAATGCGGGGTGTTTGTTTGATGACCGCCCACATGGACGGCGTTGTGTCTTCGTCATAGTCGAGTCGGTAGTACTGCCCTTCCTCCATCGGCTCCACGGGCGTCGGAGTGTCCATGCCCTCACGTCGTATGGGCATCGGTGGTACGGGCGTGATGTCCACCCATTCCTTCGTCGTCGGGTCGAACTTGGTCACGGCGTCGGCCCTATGAGTCTTGTGTTCGTGTACATCCATGACTTCACGCGCTCGGTAGGGTACCGCCATTCGTACCAGTTGCGGCCTTCACGCTCGATGCGCACCACAAGGCACCCGCTCTGCATGTATGGCTTCTGCGATGCTTCGCAGTGCGTCACGGGTTCGGCCTCTCCGATGAGGTGTACGACAACATCGTAGCACCCTTGTATCGACAGATCGTCGCTCTTCATCTCTCTCTCCTTGCATTGTGTCTGAACTGTGCGGCCTTCGCCGCCTTATCTCTCTCTCCATTGCTTGCGAATCTTCAAAGCCCATGACACGCATGCGAGGATGCCCGCGATGAGGCCGACACATGCGGCTATCTCCTGCACCCATGACATATGCACGGCGTAGGCCGTGCCTGTGCTTGCAACGCTTACCGCCGTCGATGTCTTCGCTACGCTGTCCAGCATACTGTGTCCGTGAGCTACCGTGTTCATTTACGCCGATCCCTTACACCGTGAATGATAGAGGGGCCAAGCATCAGCACGAGGATGACCATGACACGCCACCCAGCCTCTGCAAAGCCCATGACTGCATCGTCGGTCACGGAACGATTTCCTGATAAGCGATGTAGGAGCCAGCCGCAAGCACGGCGGGCGTCCCGCCCGATACGTTCTGTGCCCATTCCAGCTTCAGCGTACCTGTCGCCGTGGCAAGGAACGTGAAGATGACGATGACGGCACCCGTAGATACGCCCGTCGCCGTCTGTGAATCCGTCGATGACTGCACTTGCGTTTCGTCGATCCATTGCACCGTGCTCGTCCCCGTACCGGTCAGGCTTGCACAGATGGACGTGCCCGATACGAACAGGCCCATGCGCCCTTCGTATGCTCGCCCTGCGACGACTGGTATCGTCAGGTCGTTGTCATCCTGCAAGGTGCTGGAATCAACAACAGACTCGCTTGTCGCCTTGACCACATACGTCGGGCCGATGGTCACGCCGTTGCGCGTGGGCAGGTCGATGTAAACATCCTGCGTGAGGTTGACAGGCCGACGCAGGTACACGGCGTGTGTGTGGTCATCTTCGCGGAAGGCGATGGTAGCGTCGTTGACGATGATGTGTTCAGTGCCGATGCTCATGGCGATGCCTTAGATGAGATTTGTGTATTCGATGTGTGAGCCAGCAAGCACCGTCGAGTTCGCACCATTGCTCGTCGACTGCGCCCACTGCAACGAGAGCGTGCCCGCGTTCGTCGTGCGGACGACGCACTCAACGAGGATCATGTTCGTGCCCGACGTGTTCGAGTCGTTCAGGATCACTTGCGGCAACGTACCCTGCGGGTTGTTCGCATGCGCGTTCGAGCCGCCGATGTTCGTGTGCGTCACCGACTTCACCGTCGTCGACGCAGGACCCGCCAGCTGGAACTTCGCGCCACCCGCCCCGAGCGTGTACTCGATCCACAACTTCACGCGGTATATCTTGTTCGCCTCGACGGAGAAGAACAGCGTGTCGTCGTCGGCGTACGTCGTCGTCGTGTTGCGGCTCTGGTTGGCCGCCTTGACGACCAGCGTCGGCAATGCCAGCGACTGACCCGATAGATAGCCCAGTTGCGTGGTAGTGATGCTGGACGATGATAGAGCGCCGTTGCTGTCCGTCACCACAACGCGCGATGCCGTGCCTGTGAAGGAGCCGCCTCCACCCGGTTTGAAGATGCCCATAGGTTATGCGTCGTTGTCGCGGAGCAATTGGAAACACTGCCATTGTACCGAGGCAGAGGCGGTTTCTTCGATCACTTTGATCAACGTATTCGGCCCGATGCTGAGGATGTCCGAGTCGGCAGCCGCAATGCGGAATCCCGTCGTCGCCGTCGGCGTCGTACCGTCGAGCGTGTAACGCACCGCCTGCGTGAACGCCTGGATCACCACGTAGTCCGAATTCGCTTCGGGTGTGATGGTCGTTGCCGCGCTGATGGTCGAGTCGGTAGTATGCGCGCCGATGGGGTTAAGTCTGAATCCAGCGAACATGAGTGTCTCCGTAGTTAGGGGTTCGGTAGGGGGCCATTCGTGACCCCCTGCCGAAAACCTATGGCCGTGATTAGGCGATGAGGTTGGCGGCCAGACCGCGTTGCGTGGCGTTGTACGCGCCGTCGCTCAGCTTCGACAGCGTATGCACGGCAGCGAGGTACGTCCCCGTCGTGCCGTTACCGGCAACGGCGATCAGTTGCAGATACCGCTTGCGGCCTTGCAAGTTGATATCGAAGGTAAACACCTTGTTGTCCTGCGCATCCGTGGGCAGAGCCGACGTCGTGCCGCCATCGACGATGGGCAGCGTAGACGTGCCGAACACAAGACCCGTGATGTCGGCACCCGAAGACAGGGCCGTATCGCTGGACTTCGTGTCCGACTCTTGCACCTTCAGCGTTGCCATTGCCACGTCCGTCGTACCGACGATGACGTCGATAGAGCAGAAGTCCGCGCCCATCGTGTCAATCACGTTCGACGTGAACGTTGCGTTATCCGCAAGCGCAGGCGATACCGAGATGCCCTTCTTGACTGTCTGTAGGTAGTTCATTCTTGGCACCTCTTATGAGTTCTTGGTGATCAAAGCAGCAAGCGAGCCGCGTGTGCGGCTGCCAGCCGTGGCGTTGTAGTTACCGAGGTCATGGGCGTTGATGTCGAAACGCTCCGTGCCCACGATGTCCCAGACTTGCGTCTGGATGTTCTTGTCCGTCTCGATCGTCGTCTGCTTCAGGTCGCCGAAGTCGATGGCCTGCGAAGCGTCGCCGAAGTAGAACGGAATATCCGATGCCGCCGTCGCCGTCGGCATCACCTCGACGAAGCGGACGGGGAAACCGTCGAAGCGTTCGGCGGGCACACCGTTGGCAGACTCCGTACCGGAGAGACCGCCAGCCGCATGGATGAGCGGGAGCAGCGTCTCGTAATAGAACACGCTGGAGCAGTAGTATGCGTTATTGGCACCTTGACCGCCACCGCGCACCTTCGCACGGAGACCCGTGATGTCGGCGCGTGTGATGCTCGACCACGTCGACCCCGTGGCGACCTTGGCGGAACCGAGCTTTGCCTTGTCGGCGTCCGTCGTCCACGTACCGCCGCCAAGTTCAAGGATGCTCTGGAACTTGTAACGCAGGCCTGTGATGCCGCCATACGTGGACGTACCGTCACCGATGAAGCCGCAGGCGTCTTCCTTGTCGGTGAACTTGTACGCCATCTCTTGTGTGATCTCATCAACGATGTTCACGATGGCATCGTCGTTGATCTCATACGTGGCCTTGACAAGCACGGCCAGCTTCTTTGCCGACAGCGTGTTGTACGTGTACGAGATGCTCGACTCCGACGGGGGCGAACCTTCGCCCACGAAGTAGGCCGTCGTGCCGCCGTTGGACTTGATGCGCTTGTGGACAGGCGACGACATGTTGACCGTGCGGGCGATCTGACGGATGACGCCACGGGGTTCCTTCAGATTCCAGATGGCATCTTCCCACTGCTCAGGGACAAGCAAACCAGCCGATGCCGTGTTGCCTTCCGTGATGGTCTTGAGTTCGATGCCGTGGTCGTTGCACCACTTCTCGGCGCGTCGGTCGCCGTTGACGGCAAGCAGCCACATGCCCGAAGCGTAGGCGTCTTCGGTGGACTTGAAATGCTTGGACTTGTGGCGGCTCTTCACTTCGATCTTCGGCGTGGACTTCACACCGAACGGAAGTCCGTTGGTCGGCGTCGTTGCGGCCTTCACGTGGGCCAGTGCGTCCGCGATTTCCTTACGGGCCTTGAGCGCAGCATCGGCACGCTTCTTCAGCGTGACCACGGCTTGTGCGGCCTTCGCAAGTTGGTCGGCGGACACCGGTGTCGGTGCCGACGATGTGTCGGGGTTGGTGTCGTCGCTTGCAGCTTCGACAGGTTGCGCCATTGCCATCAGTGCCTCTTGGACCTGACCGAGCACAGCCGTAATCTCTTCGGGCGTTGCGTTCGGGTTGTCCAAGACGCTCTGAAGCAGCGCGAGGATTTCTTCGATCGTCATTGGTTGTAGACCTCTGTTAGGAGTTGTCGAATGATGGCCCGCCGTTGCGCGTCGTCATGCGACTTCGGCTTGGGCGCGGCCTCGGTTAGAATACGCCTGATCTCCGCGATGCCTGTCTCAAGCGTGTCTGCCAATGCTGACAGTGCCGCAGCGTTGCGACCTGAAAGCACACGCCCTTCCTTCAAGCGTCGCTCACCGTATGCCTTCGTCCGTGCGAGCAGCTCCACGATCTCCCGATTCAGGAGGTCGATGTGCTCACCGTAGTCGGCCGACTTCACCTGCAACAGCGAAGTCGCGGGGTTCGCCCCCACAAGTACGGGTGACCATTCGTGTAATGCGATTTCATGTAGTTGCCGAACGCCATCCTTGAACCCGTCACGTTCGACGTTGTAGCCGATGCTGAACTCATCGAACAGACCCGCCTTGATCTTCAGGTAGGCTTGCCATGAGTCTTCAATGTCCTTGTGGAACTGGCCCTTCACACGCAGGCCGCCGAACGCCCTGATGTCCTCGGGCAGACGTTCGTCGCCGGGCATCAGCTCTTCGGCTTCCAGCGTCGTAGCGATGGGGTTGTTCCAATCGTGCGACAGCACGGCCTTCGGGTACTTGCGTTCCAGCGACCTCGTGAATGCACCAGGCATCACCACTTCGCCGTAGCTATCCACGTTGCCGAAGACCGATACGATAGCCTCGACGATGCCCTCACCGTCTGCCTTGTATGCGGTCCCTGTGTAAGTCTTGCGTTCCATCGCGTCCAATGGGTTAGGGGTTAGCGGAGATTCTTACGACGCACGGGGCGCAACACACAGCGACAGTTCACCGCGTTGCCGGGGCTCTCTGCAAGGCCCGGCCCTTCGGACTCATCGCCGCCTTCGAGTTTGAACGTGCCGTCCATCGTGACCCAGCGTCCGTCCATCTTGCGGTGTGACTCACGCACCTTGCCGTCACGCTTCGTCGTCCAGACCTTGACGATCTCATTGTCCTTGTCCGTTTCGTCTTCGTTCAACGCCGACCACGTATTTGTCGTCGTCGTCGTCGCCGTGCCGCGTGCCGTCGTCCGTGCGATGGCCTCCGCACGTGAGACCTTCAACGTGTCGAACTTCGACACCAAGGCATCGCGAATTTCCTCTGACGAACGGCCCGCGTTGGCGGCCACAAGTTCCTGCACCTCCGTGCGGATGGTGCCGATGGACTCGGTGATCTTCGCGTTGATGTCTTCGGTGACTTTCTTCGTGATGCGGTCGAACAACGACGTTACCAACCCTGCATCACCGTCCACGGCCTGTATCGCCACCGTCATCAGCTTGCGCGTCAGTGACTCCCGCCACGGCTTCGAGCTGACCATAAACCGCTTTACCAGTTGCGCAACCTGTGCCTGCCCGAACGCCTTGCCGTCGTAGGACTTCGCGAACGTTGACAGCGCCAGACGTTGCGCGGCCTCTACGGTCTCGGCGACGATGGGGGTCAGTTCGTCCTGCGCCTCGATGATAAGCCCGTCGATCTGCTTCCAGTAGTCGGCGGCCTTGATGTCGTTGGTCTGATCTATCTGCCCCTCATGCGGTAGGCCTGACTTCATGCCAGCAGATGCGAAGCCAAAGCCACCAGATGCCGGCACAAGCTCATACGCGAACTTGTCCATACCCTCCATCACCTCATAACCCGTGCGCGAACGCGCTTCGTTCAGCGTGATGATATTGGCGTTGAACTGCGCGATGACTGGATAGATAACGGCATCTGGGTCCGTGGCCAACGCCGCAACGGTGGACGTGTCGAACTCCACGTTTACCATCGGGTACTCGGCGTTGAAGCTATGCTCGATGGTCTCTTCCCACGCGTTCCACGTCGGTATGCGGGTCAAGGTTGTGTACTCAGCAAACGCCGTCTGCATGTTGCTGTAGGTCGATGACCGCAAGCCCGCCACCGTCATGGCCACGGCGGGGTGCACACGAAAGATGCCGCACACAGCGGTCTCGTATTGCTCGAACTGTGAGCCGACTTCGAGGTTGGTCAGGTTCAGACCCATTGGGGCATAGGTCATGCCGCCTTCGAGGATGAGCGGCTTGCCACGCTTGTCACGGCCTACCTGCTCATCGAACTGCGAACGCAACGCCTCCAACTGATTCGACAGTAGCGTGTTGTTCGTGGACAGCACCCCACTCGGTACGCCGTTGTTGCGGAGGTACGAGTACAGCGTCTCCATCAGTTCGTTGTAGTTGTCGACGTTGATGCCACACAGCCGAATCGGCGATAGGGCCTTGATGGGGTTGAGCGGATCGACGTAGTACGACCTCAGATGGATGATGTCGTCAACGGGGATTTCCTTCGTGATGCCTTCGGCCTCGAACTTGTAATGATCCACCCACTGCCCCGATGCTACGGGGGTCACCTGACCATCGTGGTATGGGTACAGTTCGATGACCTGTCCGTAGACGTTGCGCACCTTGTGGATATAGCAGTTGCCGCCAATGTCGATGTACGTGCTCACAAACTGCCAGAACATCGACTGCGGCATGTACGGGTTTGGCCTGCGGAACAAGCGCGTGAGCGGGTGCTCCACCACCGGCTTGCCGTCTTGGTCCACCACATGCAGCGGCGGCTCGTTCAGCGTCTGCGCACGTGTGGCCACGCAAGCGATGACCACCTGATTGCGCATGTAGCCGTCACTCACGTTGTTCTGGAACCCGCGCCTGTCGGGTGCCACATGCCGTGACCCCGTGATGCGCGTGATGGGCACCAGCGGGGCCTTGAACAGGAACGACGCTATCCGTTCGCGCATGGTCATAGGCGGGTGATCCTTACGCCCGAATCGTGTCCGAGCATTGAGTATACCAGAGCGTCCACCATGTCATCGTGCTGTCCGTGAGGGAACGACAACAGTTCATCCTCGAACTCACGAATCAGATGTGGCGCAAGTACCACGTGGCCGTGCTCGATCTTGCCTTCGATGGACATGAAGCGTGACACCTTGTCACGGTTCGGGTACACGGGTTGCACGGGCATCATGTATTGCCGTCCCAGTTCCTGCGTGACGTACTGTTGCGCTTGCACGGCTTCGACGGCCACGGAGCGCGGTTGCCACTTGTCGTAGACGCCTTTGATCGTGCGCAGGATGTCATTGAACGTGGCCTTGGTGCGGATGACATCGACCACGTAGTACGTGCCCTGTGCATCCTTCGCCGTGACGACGATGGCCGTATAGTCGGCCTCATCGCGTTGCGAGGCGGCAAGGTCCACGCCGACGACGAACGTACAGCCGTCGGGGTGCGGGCCGTAGCGCAGCCACTCG